CCAACTATCTGTACTCCTGCGTGATCGCCGCCATGGCAACGGGCATCCCGGAGGAGTTCTTTACCACGCTGCCCCTGTATGAGCTGCTGAAACTGAAAAACGCGGTGAACGACGCGGATTTTTTCGGATAAAGGGCGGAGCCAAGGCCCTGCGGAAAGCGGCTATCCGGCTGTCCTCGGTGACACGGACGGGCGTGGACTTCTATCTGAAAATGCCTGTCCGGGACTTTATTGAGCTGAATAGCGAGGTGGCGGAGGAATGGCGAACAATAAAACATTAGAGTTAAGCATCAAGATCGCCGGTAAGATGGACAAAAGCCTGATGGCGGCGCTGAACGGGAGCCAGAGCCAGATCAGCAGCTTTGCCCGCAGCATCAGCTCCATCGGAACGGCGGGACTTGCGGCCATGGGGACGCTAGCAACGGCGACTGTGGCAACCATCGCAAGCTGCACCAAGGAAGCGGCGAAGTTTGAAAACTACATGGCGGATGTGGTCAAGTATGTGGACGGTCTGGCAGATGCTACCGGAAAGATCAGTGACAAGGTGGCGGATAACGGCAAGACCTACGCGCAGAACTACGAAGCCATGAAGGACGCGATCAAGGATTTAAGCACACAAATCCCCTATACGCAGGAGGATTTGACACGCCTCGCCGCTGCGGCGGGACAGTCCGGCAAAGCCATGGAGGATTTGATCAAGGTCGATGCTTCCGGCAATGTTACCGGCTTCCTGCGGGACATTGCCATGACCGGCGCGGCCATGGACATCAGCGCCGATCAGGCGGGCAACTGGGCTGCCAAGTGGGAGCAATCGCTAAAAATGACCCACGAGGAGGTCATGGTGCTCTTTGACCAGATCAATTATCTGGGCGCAAACAGCGCGACCACGGCGGCGGAGATCGCGGAGGCGGTCAATTCGGCGGCAAGCCTCGGCCAAGTGGGCGGCGTGAGCGCGGCCACAACGGCGGCGTTGGCGGATGCCATGCTGGCAACAGGCGTATCGACTGATCGCGTCGGCACCAGCATCAAGCGCATGATCGTGAATTTGAGCAAGGGCGCAAGTGCGACGAAAGCCCAGAAAGAACAGTTCGAGGAGATGGGCATGAGCGCGGAGTGGGTCGCCAAGGCCATGCAGGAGGACAGCGTGGGAACGCTGGATACCATCTTCAAGGCCATCAACGATCTGCCGCAGGAGCGACAGGTAGCGGCGCTATCCACCCTGTTCGGCCAATGGGCCATTGAGGGCGGCGCGAAGATCGTCAACAATCTCGATGTGTACCGAAAGGCGCTGGAAATGGTGAGCGACCCAAGCCTGTACACAGGAAGCATGGAGCGGGAGTTCAACATCAAATCGCAGACCCCGGAGGCCATCGAGACCATGCTGAAAAGCACCAAGACGGCGCTGAAAATCGAGATCGGCGATGCGTTCCTCCCGGCGAAAAAACAGTTCAATCTCTCCATGATCGACTTTCTAAACAGCATCCGAAAGAATATGCCGGAGCTGACGCAGCTTGCGGAGAGCTTGGGAACGCTGGCAAGCCGGGGCGTGGAGAAGCTGGGGAGCGCTATGGACACGGCGCTGCCGTACATCCAAAAGGGGCTTGACTACCTGATCAACAACGGCGAGCAGGTGGTGCGTGTGCTGGGCGGCATGGCGGCGGCGTTTGTTGGCATGAAGTTCGCCCCGGCGGCGGAGGCTATTTTCTCCGGCGGAAAGGGCGGACTTGCTGGCCTGTTCAAGAGCGGCAAGAGTGCGGGCGCGGCGGGCGCAGGGCTTTTCTCTGCGTTCCGGGGCGCATCGGGAAGCAACGGCTTCCGCACGACGCTGGGGGCGGCAATCTCCAGTCTGATCGGTGGAAACGGCATTAGGGGAACCACAGGACTTTTGAGCGCGGCGGCGGGAACGCCGGGGCTGTTGTCCGGCTACCAAAGCGCGGGAAGCGTCCTGCGGGGGGCAATCGGAAACAGCAAGACCGCGCAATGGCTGGGCGGCATCGGCTCCTCCCTCGGAAATCTCGGCGGGATGTTCGCCAACAGCCGGGCCGGACAATTTGCGGGCGGCCTTATGGGAAAGGCGGGCGGTGCGCTGGGTAAGTTGACCATGCCGCTACGACAGGGCATCGCGGGCATTGGAGCGGCGGCTACCATTCAGGGCAGCATCTTCCAGCAGGGCCTTTCCGGTTTGCTGGGGAAAGCGGGAGGCGTAGTAAGCGGTATCGCAAACTCCGGTGCCGGGAAAGCTGTCGGGAGCATATTCAGCGGCGGGGCCGGTCTGCTGGGGAGTATCTACGGCCCTATTGCTGGCGGCCTCGGTAGTCTGCTGTCCGGGGCGCTGCCTATTGTGGGTGTGATCTCCGGCATCATCGCCGTGGTGAGCATCCTGACGGACAAGTTCGGCGGGCTGGACAAAATCATACAGCGGGTGTTCGGCGACACGGGACTGGAAAAGTTTACGGTATTCAAGGACGCGCTGCTGGGATTGTTCGAGGACGGCGGTGTGGCAAAGGCGCTGCAACCGCTGCAGGAGAGCATCACCAATCTGTTCGGCGAGGACGCGGGCGCAGCCTTTGGAGGCATTACCACCATCCTGCAATCGGTAATGGGCGTGATCGGCCAGCTCGTGACATTTTCGCAGACGACGGTGCGGCCCATCATCGAAAGCCTATTCGGCTTTATCACACAGACGGTGGTGCCGGTCATTCTGCAAACCATCACAGCGGCGGCTCCATCCATCGCATCCATCATCAGCGGCGTGGGTTCCGTGGTCATGACGGTGGCGCAGATCATCGGCGAGGCAATTCAGTTCCTTATGCCGATCATTCAGACGGTGATCACGGTGCTGCTGCACATTGGTCAGGTAGTGGTTCCGGCGGTGCTGGCCGCCATCGGTGTCTTTGCCGAGGGCATCAGCAGCGCGATCAACGGGGTCAAGACCATCTTTGAGGGCGTGATCAACTTCATCACCGGCGTGTTCTCCGGCAACTGGCGTATGGCGTGGGAGGGTGTGAAATCCATCTTCGTGGGCATCTTCAATACGCTGGGCGCTCTGCTCAAGACCCCCATTAACGCGGTGATCGCCCTGATCAACAAGGCAATCGCAGGCATCAACAGTCTCGGCATTGCCATCCCGGACTGGGTGCCGCTGCTGGGCGGCAAGTCGTTCTCCATCAACATCCCGGAAATCCCCATGCTTGCGCGAGGCGGCTTTACAAACGGCGCAAGCATCGCGGGCGAGGCCGGAACGGAGGCGGTGATCAGCTTCCAGCGGGCGGCCAGACGGGACAATCTGGACATCTGGGCAAAGGCCGGGCAAATGCTGGGCGTGAAGCCGGTGGAGCTGGCGGAAATCGACGGCGGCGGCTCCGGCGGCGGAGGCGGCATGACCTTTGCGCCGGTGATCAACATTCAGGGCAGCGCCGACCGCAGCATGGTGGAGGAGGCTCTGGCCGAGGCGCAGGCACGGTTTGAAGCGTGGTATCTCCAGATGCAGCGCAGACAGGCCCGCACGGCATACTGACGGGAGGAAACGCGATGTACACGACCAAGAGCGGCGACACATGGGATGTGATCGCCAAGGAGGTATACGGCAGCGAGTACCACGCCGACGTGCTGATGGCGGCCAATCCGCAGGAGATCGACACGTTTATCTTCAACGCCGGGGTGGAGCTGAACACCCCGGCGCTGGAGGAAGAGCGGGACGGACTGATGCCGCCGTGGAAATACGAGGCGAGCTATGATTGAGACAAGACGGCTGGCGCTGGATGTGCGCTACAACAGCTACCCTTTTGCCGGGCAGGTGGGCGGAGACATCGAGAGCCTGACCTACACCGACAGCGCGGCGGACAACAGCGACAGCATCGACATCACCATCAACGCGCAGGACAGGAAATGGCTGCTGGGCTGGATGCCGGAAAAGGGCGCGACGCTGCGAGCGCGTATTCTCGGCTACAACTGGGAACGGCAGGGACAGCGGAGCATCATGGAGTGCGGGCTGTTCGTGCTGGACGATGTGAGCTTTTCGGACGCGCCGACGACCTTGCAGGTGGGCGGCGTAAGCAAGCCAAGCGACAGCGACTTTTCGGAGCTGGAGCGGGACGTGATCTGGAAGAACACCAGCATCAAGCGTATCGGCGCAAAGATCGCCGCGCGGTACGGCCTTGCGTTCACCTACGATGCCGACGACTACGACATCGAGTGCGACGAGCAGGACGGCACGGACAGCAGCTACTACAACGGCCTGTGCAAAAACTACGGGCTTATCCTGAAAGTGTACGCCCGGCGGCTGTGGGTGTATGACCGGGAGAAGTACAAGGCAAAGCGGGCCGTGCGCACCTTTGACCGCTCGCAGATCAGGCCGGGGAGCTTCGGCTACACCGCCACCCTGTCCGGCACCTATACCGGCGGGTACTTTAATTACACGGACGCGGACAAGGACATTGACATCGAGTGCAGCGTGGGCGGCGGCTCGCACACCAAGAGCGTGAACCGGCGGGCTACCAGCGTATACGATGCCAGCGTCCAGCTCTGCGCGGAGCTGAACAGCGCCAACCACGGGACGGTGAAGCTGCGCTTCGGCGTGGACGGAGACTGGAGGGTAAGCGCGGGAAACTGCATCGCGCTGACAGGCTTTGGAAACCTGAACGGAAAATACTTTGTGGACAAGGTGACGCACAAGGTCACCAACAGCGGACTGACCACCGACTTTGAGTGCAGCGGTATCGGCCCGGCGTTCCATTCGTGGGACGTGGGCGGCAAGATCGTGTATCACGAAAAGACGGCGGACAGCGGCGTGAGCTATGACAGCACCTACGCTACCACCAGTCCGGCGGCGGGCGCAGCCAGCGCGGCGGCAGGCGGCGAGGCGGGACAGGCGATCACGCTGAACAAGGCTCCGCTGTATGTTTCCAGCACAGCAAAGAACAAGGCGGGAACCAAGACCGGCACCTACTGGCTGTACGACGGTATCCTGATCAACGGGCGCTACCGCGTGACCAACAGCGCGGCGCGGTGCGGAAAGCTGCCGGTGGGCCAGAACGTGACGGGCTGGGTGCCTGCGAGCTACTGCATCGCCAGCGAGGAGGCGAAAAAGTAATGGCGGGAGCAAACAGAACCGGGCGCGTGAGCGCTATCGACTATAAGGCGGGAACCTATGAGGTGACCTACTTTGACCGGGGAAAAAGCGTGACCCGCCAGATCAACGCTATCAGCAACGGCGAGTACAAGATGCCCAGCATCGGGCAGGTGGTGAGCGTGAGCCACAACAGCAACGGAGCTGCGGCGGGAACCACCACCGGAACGGTGTGGAACAAGACCAACACCCCGGCGGAGGGCTACAAGGGCCTGTTCCGAAAGGAGTACGCCGCACGAAGGGGACTGGCTTATGAGCGCTACGACGAGAACACCGGCGTTTACACACAGTATGTGAACCGGCGGACGGGGCGCAACTGCAACGGCGAGATATACGACGAGGCGAAAGGCGCAATCAGCCTTGTGGCGGGCGGGCAGTTTCAGGCCAAGAGCAGCGCCGCCAGCATGAGCCTGAACGCCAAAACCGGCGTTGGCATCGTGGCGGGGACAACGGTGAGCATCGAGGCAGGAACCTTTGTGAGCATCGAGGCCGCAGGCGCTTTGAGTGTGACGGCGGGAGGCAAGTACACATTCGCCGCAAAAAAAGGCGCAAAGATCGAGGTAGAGGGTGGCGACGCGGAGATCACCATAAACGGCGCAACTGTAAAGGTGACGGAGGCCGGGGATGTGGAGATCGGAAGCCCCACCAAAATCAGCCTGACAGCCCCGGAGATCAACGCCACGGCGGCGAGCGGAGACATCACCATCAACGGCGTGAGCCTTGTGAACCACACGCACATGAGCGGCGCGGTGGGAAAGCCGGATAAGTAAGGAGGGGCGAAAAGTGGCATTGGGAAGCTACATGGGCATGACGTTCACGGTGAGCGACCGGCGCATCCTGACACCGAGCGGGCTGAAAGGCCAAGGGGGCAGCGATTGGGCGACCCACAACCGGACAGGCGCACGGGCGCGGAGCCAGTGGATTGCCCCGAAGCTGCGGAAATACCAGTTCGATCTTTTGCTGCGGGCGCAGGACGGGGTAAACCCGCGAAGTGTTCTGCGGCATTTTCAGCGCATGGCGGAGACCAACGCGGCGGACTGGTTCATCGTGGGCGGCTCGCCGGTATCGCCGTATCCGTTCAAGATCACGGACATCAGCGACGAGTGGGGCGCGGTGCTGCACGGCGGCGCGATGGTGGAGTGCAAGGTGAGCCTGACCATCGAGGAATACCTGTAAGGAGGCAGCCATGTTATCAACGGAAAACGCGGTGATCGAGATACTGCCCGGGAGCGCGAACGACAGCACGGCGGCGGAGGTGTACCGCAATTTGCAGGTGCTTTACGCCACGAGGGCCGGAGAGCAGGCGCTTGACAGGGAGTTCGGCATCGACGGGACGATCATCGACTGCCCGCAGGAAAATGCGCAAGTCCTGCTGGCGGCGGAGTATGTGCGCAAGACAGAACAGTATGAGCCACGGGCGCGTGTCGTCCGTGTGGAATGGACTGCGGGAAAATCGCAGGACGGAAATATGATACCAAAGGTGGTGATCGAGCTTGTCTAATATCGCTGAATTGGCAAACTGCCCGGAGCTGAGCTTCATCGAAAGCATGACTTTGCAGGAGACGGAAGAACAGCTCCGCGAGCTGTACACCAAGTATTACCGGGAGGCCACAGGAAAGGAGCCGGAGATCGGCGAGGCCGACCCGCTGAACCTGCTGATGAAAGCCTTTTGCGCGATGGAGTATCAGACGATGCAGTACGCCGACGCAAAGGGACGGATGGAAATGCTGAAAACCAGTACCGGAGACGCGCTGGATGCGCTGGCCGCTCTTGTGGGGCTGACGCGCAAGGAGGCAAACCGGGCCACGGCGACGGTGCGATTTACGCTTTCGGAAGCGCAAAGCGGCGCGACGGCCATTCCGACGGGAACGCGGGTCAAGAGCGAGGACGGGAAATACTTCAACACCGTGGAATACGGCGAGATAGCGGCGGGAGAGACCTACACCGACGTGGTGGTGCAGGCGGAGGAGGCCGGAGCGGATAGCAACGGCATTCTGTCCGGCGGCATCAAGATACTGGTTGACCCAATCGCCTATGTTGCCAGCGTGAGCAACACCACGCCAAGCACCGGCGGACTGGACGCAGAGGACGACGACAGCCTGACACGGCGCATCTACCTCGCCCCCAGCGTGTATAGCTGCGCCGGGCCGCGCGATGCCTATGAATACTACGCGCGGGAGTGGCGGGGTGATGTAGCTGACGTGCGCATCGTCAGCCCGCTGCCGGACGAGGTAAATATCTACTTCGTGATCGAGGACGAGAACGGATTGCGCGTCCCCAACAGCACGGAGCTGACGGCCATGGCGGCCTATCTGGACGACGAGACCATCCGCCCGCTGTGCGACAAGGTGACGGCGCTGGCCCCGGACGAGGTGGAATACGCCATCACCGTGAAATACTGGATCGCGGAAAGCGACCAGCGAAGCGTGAGTGAGATACAAAGCCGCATCGCGGCGGCGGTGGCGGACTTCCAGACATGGCAAAGAAAGCTGGGGCGAGACATCAACCCCACGGAGCTGATCGCCCGGCTGCGGGAAGCGGGGGCCAAGCGGGTAACGCTGACCGCCCCCGTAGACACCGTGATCGACACCACGGAGCTGCCGAAATGCACGGGGGCCACCGCCACCTATGGAGGGTTGGAGGATGATTAAGAGCCTGAAAAATGCCCAAATCGCCGACGGCTTGCCGCGCATTCTGGGAGAACAGCCGTGGGTAAAGGCCCTATCCATGGCGATGCTGGAGCTGCACCAAAAGACGATGGGCTATATCGCGGGAAGTCAGATATACACCGCCATCGACACCGTGGCCGAGGAGGTGCTGGACGCGCTGGCCGTGAACTGGAAGATCGACTGGTACGACACAGGGTACGACATCGAGCAGAAGCGGCGCATCGTCAAGACGGCGCTGAACATCCGGCGAACAATGGGAACTGCGGGAGCTGCAAGAACGCAGGCCGACGCGATCTATCCGGGAACAAAGCTGGAGGAATGGTTTGAGTACGGTGGCACCCACGGAAAGTTCAGACTGCGGGTAAACATCACCACCGTGGAGGAGCGGCAGAAGTTCGCCGCCATGACCATCGCGGAGATCGAACGTCGGCTCGCCGCTGCCAAGCGGTTCAGCGCACATCTGGAGGAAGTGGAATATTACGATGCGGGCGGCACCGCAACGGCCTACGGCATCGCGGCTATGGCTGGCGCGGCGGTGGTTGACTTCGGCAGCGCATCGAAATTCTAAGTCAGGAGGAAACGAAAAGTGGCATGGAAAGGCGTTATCACCAACAGCGGCAGTGAGCTGCTGGCACAATGGACAGCGGGAAAGACGCTGACCATCACCCGCGCGGCGGCGGGAACAGGCCGCGTGAGCGAGGCGGCGATGCTGGCGCAGACGGCGCTTGTGAGTGAAAAGCAGACGGTCAGCATCCTGTCCAACAAAACAACGGCGCAGGGACAAAAGCTGCAACTGCAAGTGACACCACTGGCGACGGGATACCCCCTGAACCAGCTTGGCATCTGGGCAAAGCTGGACAGCGGCGCGGCAAGGCTGATCGCCCTATTTCAGACGGACACGGACGCGGGCGTGGAAATCCCCAGCAAGACGGACGTGCCGGACTATGTGTACACGTTCTACGGGCTGCTGGAGTTTACGGGCAGCGGCGGGACGCTGCAGGTGACCATCGACGCTTCGGCGCTGGTGACAGCAGAAAGCATGGAGGCTGCCATCAAGGCACACAACGAGGATGAAAACGCGCACGAGGGTATCCGTCAGGCCATTACGGACAAGCAGGACAAGATCACCGCCAGCGGTATCCTGAAAGGCGACGGCAAGGGCGGCGTTACGGCGCAGACGTTCGACACGGTGCCGACGGAGAACAGCGACAAGCTGCTGACCAGCGGTGCGGTGGCGGCGGCTCTTGCCAAAAAGGCGGGGCTGGGGACAGACGGAAAGGTGCCGGTCAGCCAGCTCCCTGTCAACACACCGGGCGGCGTGGCCGGACTGGGAGAGGACGGCAAGGTTGGCACCGGCCAGCTCCCCATCAATACGCCGGGCGGCGTTGCGGGCATCGGAACGGACGGCAAGGTTGGCACCGGCCAGCTCCCTGTCAATACGCCGGGCGGCGTGGCAGGTCTCGGCGCGGACGGGAAGATGGACACCGATCAGCTCCCCATCAACGTGCCGAACGGCATCCCGACGCTGGGGGCAGACGGCAAGCTCAGCGCGGACAGTCTGCCGCAGGTAGGCATGACGGCGCAGATCGTTGTGACCGCGCCCACCGGCTCCACGGTGACGGCCACGCTGGGAACCAAGGTATACACCGCAATGGAGAGCGGCGGAAAATGGACGTTTGATGTGGAGGACTACGGAACATACACCATCAAGGCCACCAAGAACGGGCAGACTGCCACGGATACGGTGACGGTCTCCGTGGTGCAGCAGTACACGGCGACGCTATCCTACTTCACAGCGACCATCCGCGTGAGCATTGACAGCGGCTCCACCGTCACCTGCACCAAGGGAAGCAAGACGCAGAGCAAAACGGCATCTGCAACGGGGACGGTGGACTTCACCGTGACGGAAAGCGGCACCTACACCATCACCGCCACCAAGAACGGAGAGACGGCGGAGGATACCGCAACCATCACGGCGGACGGACAGACGGTAAATGTGAAGCTGGCCTATCGACACATCTACGGCGTGGTGTGGGATGGAACCAGCACGACGGTGTGGAGCCGGACGGACGAGGCCGCCAGCTTCGTGAACCCGACCCCGTACCGGGCGGGGGCGACCAATTACGGAAGCCCATTTGACAACCTGTACCCGTGGAGAGGGATGGTGCGCGTGACGGATGCGGTGGCCGGTGAGCTGGTGGCTATCCCGAAGTTCTGGTACAAGTGGACAAAGAGCGGGAACAGCCTGAAACTCCAGATCGCGGATAAGGAAACGGACGGCTTTCACGTCTCCCCCGCCCACGCCGACCGAGGGGACGGCAAGGGAGAGCGGGACATTGTGTACATTGGCCGCTATCACTGCAACACCAACAACTACAAGAGCCAGTCCGGTGTAAAGCCGAAAGCGAATATCACGCGCAGCACGGCCCGCACGAGCATCCACAGTCTGGGGAGCAACATCTGGCAGAGCGACATTCAGATGCGCATGACGATCTGGATGCTGTACCTTGTGGAGTTCGCGGACTGGAACAGCCAGAAAACCATCGGCAAGGGCTGCGGCAACAACAGCGCAACGGAGAATATGGGCTATACGGACAGTATGCCCTATCACACCGGAACGACGCTTGCGAGCCGGGACAGCTATGGCCTCGGTACGCAGTATCGCTACATCGAGGGCCTGTGGGACAACGTGTATGACTGGGGCGACGGCTGCTACTACAACAGCAACGGCCTGAACATCATCAACACGCCCAGCAGTTTCAGCGACAACAGCGGCGGCACCGCCGTGGGCGTTCCGTCGAGCGGATGGCCCAGCGCCTTTACCGTGGCAACGGTGGCCGGGCTGGAATGGGTTATCTATCCCACGGCATCGGGCGGTAGTGAGACGACATATTCGGCGGATAACTGGTACTTCTACGCTTCCGACCCGTGTCTGTACTTCGGCGGTTACTATAACCAGGGCGGGAACCGCGGGCTGTTCTGCGTGAGCTACACCAGCGCGTCCAGCTCGGACGCGTACTTCGGCTGCCGCCTCCAAAAACTCCCCTGACGGGGGAGTGCAGAGGGGGACGCATCCCCCTCTGCGTATCCTGCGGGCCGCAGGCCGCGCAAAAGGCTAACGGGTTTTCAGCCGCACAGGCGGCTTGAAAATACAGGGGATGACCGCGCACGCAGTCGGTGCCTTGCTTCTCGGTTCGGCGGATAACTGGAACTTCAACGCTTCCAACCCGTGTCTGTACTTCGGCGGTAACTATAACCAGAACGGGAACCACGGGCTGTTCTACGTGAACTACACCAGCGCGTCCAACTCGAACGCGAACATCGGCTGCCGCGTCCTTTTATGGACTGGCTACCCACCTCCACACCCGGCAACGCAAAGACCCGCGCCGGGGCGCGGACATCCTCGGCACCCCTTGGTGCAGATAAGCCATCAGGACACGGTTTAGTACACTTCCACAACCCGTGGAGGCGATGGAAAGGCCGTGAGGCTAAAAGGAGGAAAACATTCCTGATGAAACGAGCAAACAACCTATTTCCAAAGCTGGTATCGGAAGAAAACCTGCGGCTGGCGATCTTCGCCGTGAACGTGACACACCGCTTCCATCCGCACCACAGACCGAACCGGACGGTGGCACGGGTGGAGGCAGACATTGACCGCTATGTAAAAGAGCTGCGGGAGATCATTACAGGCGGTTACGAGGCGAACGAGCCGAGGCTTGCGCGACGCTGGGACAAGAGCGCCGGAAAGTGGCGGGACATATCGGAGCCGAGACTGTGGCCTGACCAGTATGTGCATCACGCGGTCATTCAGGTGTTGGAGCCGATCATGATGCGGGGCATGGACAATTTCTGCTGCGGGAGCATCCGAAACCGGGGCATCCATTACGGCGTTCGAGCCATCAAGAAGTGGATGCGGACAGACCCAAAAGGGACGAAGTACGCCGAGGAGCTGGACATCCACCATTTCTACGACAGTTTGACGGCGGAGACGGTGATGAAGCGGCTCCGGCGGCTGGTGAAAGACCGGCGAATGCTGGAGGTATGCGAACGGTTGATGAAGCACAGCATTCTGATCGGCGCTTACTTTTCCCAATGGTTTGCCAACACGGTGCTGCAACCGCTTGACCGGCTGATACGGGAAAGCGGTCTGTGCGACCACTACCTGCGGTACATGGACAACTTTACCCTGTTCGGGCGGAACAAGCGGAAGCTGCGGCGGCTGCGGGAGCTGATCGAGAAATGGCTGGCGGCACACGGCCTGCGGCTGAACGGCAAGTGGCAGCTCTATCCGACAGCAAAGCGGACGGTGGCGGCGCTGGGGTATCGCTTCGGGCGAGGGTATACCCTGCTGCGGAAACGAAACATGGTGCGCCTGAAACATTCTCTTTCCGCCTGCCGCCGTGCCATGCGGCGGCACCACGCGATCAAGCCCGCATTGGCGCAGGGGCTTTTATCCAGACTGGGCCAGATGAAGCACTGCAATCACGTTCACTTTTTCCAGAGCTATGTGGAGGCGGGTTTGCAGCGGAAATTGAAATGCGTGGTCAGAGAACACGCAAGAAAGGAGCGGGCAAGATGGAATACGTCTACGGAACAAGCGTTATCGGCGGCGTAGAACGGGAAAACCTGAAAATCGTGGGCGGCCCCGCGCTGCGGGAGGGTGAATACCTGACCACGGTGCGGGAGTACGACGACAGCAGCATCACAGACCGCTGCCGCATCGACCGGCACTATCACAGCGACACGGACGAGGACGGGACGCGGTACGACTTCTATACCATCAGCGAGCATTACCGGTATGTGGAAAGGATAAAGGTGATGGAAGAAACGAGAAAAGCAACGGAGATCGCCTTTGTGACGCTGGCGGAGAGCGGAAGCATCGACGCTGTGACTGCGGGGGAGCATAAGAGCCTGTTTGAAACGTGGCAGACCGGCGTTGCTTACACGGTGGGGCAGCTACGCAACTGGGGGGACAAGCTGTACAAATGCGTACAGGCGCACACCTCACAGGCTGGATGGGAACCGGACAAGGCGGTGTCGCTTTGGTCGGCGGCATCTGACCCGGCGGAAGAATGGCCGGAATGGAGCCAGCCGGTGGGGGCGCATGACGCTTACGCAAAGGGCGACAAGGTGAGCCACAATGGAAAGCATTGGACATCAACGGCGGATGCCAATGTGTGGGAACCGGGGGTATACGGCTGGACGGAGGCGACGGCGTGAGCAGCCATTTGCAGATCATCGCAGAGCTGGAGGCGCTTGTGGAAATGCAGGCGCGTACCGTCCGGGTGCTGGCGACACGCCTTGCGGAGCTGGGCGACACCGTGACCGGGCGAGACGAGATCGCGGAGGCCGACGAGGCATACCGCAGGGCCATCGGCGGGGACGAATGGCCGGAGTGAAAGCAGGAGGACAGGAAAATGTACATCGACGCGGACACCATCATTAAGGCGGCCAGCCTTTTGGGAGCAATCGGAGCGCTGGTCGCCGCCATTGTTTCCGTGTACAAGGTCATTGAGAGCAACAAAAAGCAGAGCGAGTTCATCAACGCCATTCAGGAGGAGCAGACGCTTATCTGCTATGGCCTGCGCGGCGCGTTGCAGGGGCTTGTGGAGCAGGGGTGCAACGGGCCGTGCAAGGATGCGCTGGACAAACTGAATAAGCACCTGAACAAGAACGCGCACCCGCACATCAAGGAGGACTGACATGGCGGGAAAGCGAACGCAGGCAAAGACGAAAGGCCGGAAGAAGCGCATGGGAACCATGGACTTTATTCTGCTGATCGTCTTTTTGTGTCTGACGGTATTCACGATAGCCATGATCGCGCTGTTTACCGTGTACGGCTCCGTGCCGGATACGCTGATCACCTGCGTGTTCGCCACGCTGGGCGGCGAGTGCGGCATCCTTGGCTGGATAAAGACCACCAAGGAGAAGAAGCAGGACAGGCGGTGGCAGCTTGCGGACATGAGACGGGAAAAGGAGGAGGCGGAACGGATTGCACAGCAGACAGAGGAACCGTGAGGAGGGATAGATCATGCTGGCAGGAAAGAACAACGAGGAGAAAATCTGGAATTATCTGAAAAGCGCGGGGTTGAACGGCTTCGGCACCGCCGGTCTGATGGGAAACCTGTATGCGGAGAGCGGCCTTATCCCGAACAACGTGGAGAACCTATATGAAAAAAGGCTTGGCGTGACCGACGCAAGCTATACGGCGGCGGTGGACAGCGGCAAGTATCAGTTCTTCGCAACGGATAAGGCGGGCTACGGTCTCGCCCAATGGACGTACTGTTCCCGCAAGGCAGAGCTGCTGGACTATGCCCGGTGCTGCCGAAAGAGCATCGGCGATCTGGAAATGCAGCTTGATTTCCTGATGAAAGAGCTGCGGGAGGACTATAAGGCGGTGCTGGCCGTGCTGAAAACGGCTGGAAGCGTCCGGGCAGCATCGGACGCGGTGCTGCTGAAATTTGAGCGCCCGGCAGATCAGAGCGAGGCGGCGCAGGCCCGGCGAGCTGCGTTCGGCCAGAAGTATTACGACAAGTATGCGGCAGGGAACGCCGCAGGAAGCGGAGGAAAGCCAATGACGGAACAGGAACAGCGGCAGAAGATCGTGAGCATCGCACAGAGCTACATCGGATGCAAAGAGAGCGACGGGAGCCACAGGAAGATCATCGACCTGTACAACAGTCACAAGCCGCTGGCCCGTGGCTACGCCGTGAAGTACACGGACGCATGGTGCAGCACGTTCGCAAGCGCCGTCGCCATCGCGGCGGGAATGACCGACATCATCCCGACGGAGTGCGGCTGCGGAAAGCACATCGAGCTGTTCAAGAAGCTGGGGAGCTGGCAGGAGAACGACGCTTATGTGCCGAAGCCCGGCGACTATATTTTCTACGATTGGCAGGACAGCGGCGTGGGAGACTGTACCGGCAGTGCCGATCATGTGGGCATTGTGGAAAAGGTCAGCGGGACAAGCATCACCGTCATTGAGGGCAACTACTCCGACAGCGTGAAGCGCCGCACCATTTCTGTGAGCGGGCGGTACATTCGCGGCTACGGCGTACCGAAGTACGGCGGAAAGGAGGCGACCGGCGGCGGGACTGCGGCGGACGCTGCACCGGCCAAGGGCGGCGGGTGCAAGGTGGGCGACATCGTGACATTCACCGGCGAGAGGCACTACACAAGCGCAAACAGCACCGTGGGCAAACCGTGCAAGCCGGGCAAGGCCAAGGTGACGCAGGTGTACCAGCCGCTTGTGAGCAGGCATCCGTATCACCTTGTCGCCGTGAGCGGCGGCGGAAGCACCGTGTACGGCTGGGTGGACGCGGCAGACATCAAGACAGAAGCGGCGGCGCTGGCCGTGGGCGATCAGGTGACGATGGACAAGGCTGCCACAGTCTACGGCACCACGCGCAAGTTTTCCTCGTGGGTGTACAGCGCAAAGCTGTATGTCCGGGCAATCAGCGGCGACCGCATTTCAGTTTCCACGCTGAAAAGCGGCGCGATCACAGGAAACGTGGACAAGAAATATCTGACGAAAGTGTAAGGAGGTACACACCATGACACAGATCATTCCCGACATCATCAACATTGTCATTGAGGCCATTTTCGCCATCCTCGGCCTGTTCTTCACCGGCGTGGCCATTCCGTGGCTGGTCAAGACCGGCATCCCTTGGCTGAAAGACAAGCGCCTGTACGGCATTGTCACCGTTCTGGTCAAGGCGGCGGAGAAGCAGCGCGAGGCCGGTACGCTGACCATCCCGAAGTACGATTATGTGGTGCAGATGCTTGAAGCAAAGGGCATTAAGGTCACGGCGGAGGTAAAGGCCGTGATCGAGGCGGCGGTTAAGGAACTGGACATCGCCGTGGACAGCACAATCGGTACGCTGGATGGCATTTTTGTGGAGGAAACCACCGGCAAGACGGACGGCGAAAAGGAACTGAATAACTGAAATTATCCCCCGGCTGCTATACTCATAGATATAGCGGTCGGGGGATTTTTTGCGCGTTCGCAACGAAAAATCAGTTGCGCGGCAAGGGATTTACAGGTATCATAATAAGACAAAAAGCGACAAAGCAAACCGGCGGAGCGGAACGGGCAAGACCTGACACCGCCCGCGCAAAAGCATGAGAGAGGAGGCTTTACGGTGCAGACCGGAGGGCGAACATTTAAGCATCTGACCAAGAACGACAGGCTGCGCATTGAGAAGTGGCAGCGCAGGGGCTTGAAGCCGCCGCAGATTGCGGAGAAGCTGCGCGTCCACGTTTCCACCATCTACCGGGAGTTGAAGCGCGGAGAGTATGAGCGGCTGGACGGGGCGACGTGGGAAATGGTGACGGCGTACAGCCCGGACATTGCGGAAGCGCGGTATCAGGAACACTTGCGGGAGAAAGGGCCAGACTTGAAAATCGGCAAAGATCACGAGCTTGCAAACTACATCGAGGCGACAATCGTTGAAAAAGAGTGCAGTCCCGCTGCCGTTCTCGGCTACGCGATGATGGAGGGGCGGATATTCGAGACCTCGGTTTCTGTGACGACGATCTACAGTTACATCAAAAAGGGCCTCTTTCTACAAATCACGCAGGTGGACTTGCCGCGCCACGGGAAGCACAAGCAGGGCTATAAAAAGGTCAAGACCAAGGACGATCAGGCCAGAGCCTCCGCAGGCGACAGCATTGAACAGCGCCCGCCGGAGGTGGAGAGCCGCGAGGAGTTCGGGCATTGGGAGGGCGACACCGTGTACAGCGGAAAGGGCAAATGCAAGACCACCAGCGCCCTGCTGACCCTGAATGAGCGCAAGACGCGGAAAGACATCATCATAGGAATACCGAACAGAAAGGCGGAAACCGTGGTCAAGGCGCTGGATGCGCTGGAGCGGAAATGCGGAGCCAAGCGGTTCAGGGTAATCTTCAAAAGCATCACCTTTGACAACGGCTCAGAATTTTCGGCGGCGGAGGAGTTGGAGCGGAGCGCTGTCAACAAGACCATCCCGCGCACCAAGGTATATTTCTGCCATCCGTATTCTTCGTGGGAACGGGGGAGCAACGAGAACGCCAACAGCATGATCAGGCGGCGGCATCCGAAAGGCACAGATTTCTCTAAGGTCAGCGCGGCGGAGATCGCGGCCACGGAGGAATGGATTAACAACTATCCACGGAAAATCTTCGGGTACAAGAGCAGCGAGGTCATGTTCCGGGAGTGCCTGCGGGAGATCGGGCTGATCGCGTAACAGGAAGAAACCAGCACAGAGGACAATCAAAGGGAGAGGATGTGAGTGGAGCGGAACACGGGGAACAGAACAGGAAAACACGCAGGCTGCCGACCATGGGACATGACGGCGGCCATGTTGGCTTGTCAAAATTAGACAAAACAAGAAGTGAAAAATTGTGCGCATTTAATGCTTGACTTTTGTGGCGTGAGTCGTGCTCCTTTTTTACGTTGACACCTTCGGCAAAATGGGATACAATAAACTGCAACGGCTATGGGCCTGAGAGCCTTGCTGCGCCGTGAAAAGAATGAGATCTATGCCCCGGTAGCTCAGCTGGATAGAGCGAACGCCTCCTAAGTGTGAGATGATCACTCACCCTGAGAGCATAAATTAAATACTGGCCTCGGTAGCTCAGTTGGATAGAGCGACTGCCTCCTAAGCGGCAGATGGTTCGATTCCTTCGAGCCTTGAAAATTGCATAAAACTTATAAATGTCTCAGTAGCTCAGCTGGATAGAGCACACGCCTCCTAAG